TTACTGCTGATGCCTCAATAACAAAATATTTCATAATTTCCTCCAAAATATTTTTATACACTCATAAGAGTGCAAATGATTACAGGTATTGTAATTGCTGCAGCTGGAACTGCACTAGCATAGATTACAACTTTGTCTGTTGCAGCATCTGCTACAGGAGCAAAGATTCCTGAGCCAATATCATCAAAGCTTAAACGTACATCAGGTGAATAGTCTGCTGTTACACCCGGCATACTGATTTCAGCCTTGTAACTGAATCCAGAATATGTTGCGTCTGCCTGCCAGTCTGCTACTGCCACAACCTTGTCGTGAGCAACAATCTGGTTTACATTCGTCATGTACTGGCCATCGTCAATCTCAGCTTGGTCGTAGTAGTTCTGCTCTGTCGGTGTAAGAGCTTCCCATTCAGCAAGAGTGCCACGGAAAATCTTGTTAAGATTTGCCTGCTCTTCGGTATCGCCTGTAGAACGGTCTACTGACAGAACTTTATGCTCATCTGTGATAACAGCAATATCATAGATAGTCTGGTCAGGTTCATTTGTCCACTCAGCTTCCGTACCTACGAATACACTTGAAGCGTTTTTGATTGCTTCATAGATACCGCCAGAAGTACAGAGGTTTGTTGAGTTCTCTGTCGGTGTAGTATCAGGGTTGTCAACCTTGTTTTTAACTTCGGTGAAACCTTCCATCGGAATAAGCTTGATGGCAGTCCATTTGATATTAACAGTAGTGACTGAGCCAACAGGCCACATAGTAAGCTTAAACCCATTAGCCGTTTTATTCATTATACCAATATCAGCAGGAGTTGAGTTAGTTTGCCATGACTGTCCTTCAATAAATTCAAGTATAACAACATAATCAGCGTCAGGCATAGGGTCAGTAAAAGTTATGCTCTTGTCCGTACCCCAAGTAGGATTGCTGAATGTTACATTTCCCTGCCTTATTTCAGCACATGAACCATCTGCAATTACTGTATAGCCAGCAAGTTTTTGCAGAGTACCATCTGCAAGTTTTTTATACATACTCATAGTTATATCTCCTTTAATCAGCCTTTACATAAGTAAAGTGCTTACCATTGCATGTCTTTCGATATCCTCTTGCTACAAGATACGCATTTTTATAACCTTTGGAAATCCATTCGCATGTTCTGAATACTTCACCAGTTTCAATACATTTTATAAAGGCGATACCGTTATTTGTATTACCTCTGCGACTTATTCCCATTTTGCGTCTTGTTTCCGCAGAAAGTACATTACCAAGAGCATGTTTGTTTCCAACATTAACACCTTTAGCTACCTGATTGCCTTTGAAATGCAAACTCTTATGTTCTTTTTCAAGAAGGAAAATCAATTCAGAAGCAGGTCTGCTGTAGTACATTCCTAAAGCTCTTAACTCTTTTATAGACAAAGAAACTTTTCTTGGTTCTCCATTTGAATTGTGTGTTTCAAATCTATGATGTATAACCCATATATTTTCATTATCAGAGATTGCTTTTTCATAGTTCTCTATGTTTTGAAAATCATGGCAATACATGTTTACATTCTTTGCAATCATAATAACCGCCTACCAGTCTCCTGTCTTAGTGTACTCAAGAGTTATGATATATTTGTCCGCTGTAGCAGCAGCACTTACACCTACCTGAATATAAACAGTATTTTTATCAGAAGAAGCAGTGTTATCTAATACAGTTAAACCAACTGACCAATCAAGAGAACCATAATAACAAAATGGTAAGCTTCTCGTTATTCCTTGATTTGAACCTTTTGATTTCATGGTACCAGTTAATGAAACAACAGTATCTATATCAGTAAAGCCAAGAGGTATAGATTCAGAATGAGCTGTTGTTGCAGAATTAGTAACAACAAACACTTTTCTATAGATAGGCTTACCATCAATCCATCTTTTACCAGTAACAGTTTCAACCAAAGCATACTTGCCGTGGTCGTAGTCTGTATCTTCATCATCTGTAAGAGCAACGATAGTGCCAGCAGGAATGTTTGCTGCTTGAGCATTATATTCTGCCTGAGTTCCAATCCAGTGTTCCTGACTTCCTCTCTTAATAAGACTGATAAGCTTCTGCAGACCGTTCTTATCAAGATACTTGAACACGTCTAAAATATTTCTTGCCATTTAATTTCTCCTATAATGCAATACCGTACTGTTTTGCTACGGCGTTTATATCCATGCCTTTAGATTTATAGAGCTTTTGAAGCTCCGCAATCTGCTGCTTTCTGTTTTTGTTTGCAAACATCTGCTGGCATTGTCTCCATTCATTAGGATGTTCCGAAATCATCTGCTGAGCAAACTGCTGCATTACATAGCCCTGCGGATTGCTCATTGCCTGCATGAAAGCTGTCATGTCCATAATCAGTCTCCTACAACGTCGTCGTAAACCTGCTGAATCTCTTCGTCTGTAAAAGCTTTGATTTCAAGCTCGTTTACAGGAACAGTAGTCGGAGCTGCAGGATAAACGGCATGTTCATCCCAGTGAGCAGAATCAGGATACTGCTGCAATGTTGCGTCAAGAGAAACTTCTTTCGGCTGGTCAGGGTCAACTGTGTTCTTGAGCGAGATTCCGTTGATTGTCGGAATATTATCAAGCTCATTGAAGTTTGTCTTACCGCCGCCCATCTGATACCATTCATCGGTAACATCAGGGTTCTTTACACAGCCAGTAAGAGTGCTTCCGCTAAGAACAAGATAAAGAACATCGTTCTTTGCTGTTGACCACGGAGGAAGTGCCGTAACAAGCTGCCATGATGATGTTGAGGTAATCGGTTCCATCTGAGTGTCGCCTTTTATCCAACCAGTAATCATGTCGCCCTGCTTTACGAAATAAATCGTATTATAATCAGCGTCAGAGAAAGAAGGCAGACTGTCAACAATAGCCCATGTCTTGTTTTCAAGACTTTCGTATGTAGCTATCCAGTTGAAGCCGTCAGAGTGATAGAAGTGACCGTTTGTAAACTGTGCGTTTGTTTCGCCGACATATTCGATTGTGCGGCCAACATATGTGACCGGAGACGGCATTTCAACAAACTGAATAATATCCTGTTTTTTGGCAAAATCCGCTTTGAGCAGGTTGATAAGTTCCTGTGTGGCGGTAACGCCCATGTACTTAGTTTTCTTGCCCATCAGTTGCCTCCATTATTGTACATATCAAGAATCTCACTTGTAGTAATCTCGATATTTGCAGCTGTATCTTCGAGAACATCAAGACGAGTATTCTGTGTAGCCTGCTCAGTCTCCACTGCAGCAAGGCTGTTCTCGAGAGCTGTAAGTCTGTCTTTAATAATCTGTAACTGGCCAGCGTCCAAGTCGCGGAATTTCTGGTCAATCATGTCCTGCATTTCTTTGCAGAGCTTTTTGATTTTTGCCCAGTCAGCCGCACTCATGCTTCCTACACAACAATATGCCATGTCTTACCCCCTGTTATTTTTCTGTAAGATACATAACAGTGTAAGTATCTGTTGCAGAAGTAGCACCTGCAAAATCAAAAATGTTGATAACAGTAACATTACCGTTATTGTCAAGACGGCAGTGAATCCAGCATGTCTTTGAAGCACCTACGCCGTCAAGCTGTTCAACGTCCATCCAGAAGTCAACAGCCTGTTTCGGGAAGAACTTCTCGTCAACAGTTGTGATTGTATCGCCGACATGAAGAGATTTATCAGTATTGTGTACTGTAAGAATTGCAATCGGAAGTCCTTTAAGACGCTGTGCATAAGAGTTAGGATAATGCTCTTCCTCAAATGTACGCATTTCATCGATTGCTTTTACAATGTCAGTATCAGCCTGCTGTCTTTTTGAAGCTTCCTGTTCAATTTCAGTTCTCAATGCAGCGTCTTCGCGGCTTCTGATTTCTGCTTCGTCAGAAATTTTGTCGTCAAGCTCAATCTTATCAGCTTCGCGTTGAGTTCTTTCTGTTTCAATAGATGAACGCAAAATACTTTCTGCAAGCTCGCGCGCTGATTTTTCTGCATTTACTTTATCATCAATAACTTCCTCTGGAATAACAGTCTCGTTGAGCATTGCTTCAACTTCCTGTTTTGTTACCAGCTGTACATCGCCCAAAACCTGTGTACTCATTGGGTTTCCTCCTATATAGCTCGTTTAATCTTTATAATTTTCTGTCTACAATAAGGCAGCCAGATTTTACCTTCTGTGGTTACATTGTCAGGCATGAACGCCGCAAGGTCTGGATAATCAGCCGCGTCAAGTTCTGCTGTGCCGTCAAGTGCGTGCCAATCAGGAGGAATATCTTTCGAGATATTGAGTGGTAATACAGCGTCCGGCACGTCTACAGAATAGTGCTTTCCATGTACTTCAAACTCAAAAGGTTTATCTGATACTACTGTTCTATCTACACACTCAGATACAGGCCAGAACATTGTTTCTCCAACCGGTGCGTTCACAAGCGCAAATGCCTCAAATATTCCGGCAGATGAAACTACCTTGTCAGTTCCGTCTTCCGTAGGATGAGGTTCAATCGAAGCCTTGTCGATTTTTTCATCAAGAGCTTTCCTTATTCCGTCACTCGTTACAGGATTCAGAGAATCCAGTGTAGGTGTTTCGTCGAATGTAAGGTTGTCCTGTTTCTGCTCAAGAAGCTCGTCAACAAATTCCTTGTTGTAAATCTTCTCTCCGCCGTGATAATTAATAATTCTTGAAAGTAAGCCCATTTAAGCCCCCTGTTCCTGCTGCTGTTCCTGCTGTGGCGGCTGGGCAGCCTGTTGAAGCATACCCTGCGCCTGCTGAATTAGTCCTCTCAGCCAGTTCTTATAAGTCTTTCCAATGTCCGAAGGAATATCATCTTCTTTCTGCAGGTTTCTTACCCATGCCTGTTTGATGATGTTATTCATTTCTTCTTTTGTCATACCTGAACTTCCCAGCCTGTAGCAACTTTCTTGTATACATAGTACATCCAGTCTTTACGAACAATCGCAAGTGTACCTTCTGGTACTGAGCTTGGAAGGTCATCAACAGACTTGAATACTTTTGTTCCATGAATTGTAGCAACTGCGTCTGCAAGTGAGCCGCCCGGAGCATTACCAGAATCGATTACTTCAATAAGGTTCTTTGCCTTGATAATGCAGTAATCAATAACAGGAAGCTCATTTCCGCCGAGAACTTCTGCCAGTGTCGGATATTCATTCTCGTCAAATGTAGAGCCGTCACATGCAAGATAAATTCCCGGATAATCTTTTGCTACTCTCATGTCACCGACTTCTTCCCATGTAGGCCAGTAAACTTTTGTTCCTACATTATCGATAGCCTTAATGTCAGAGATTGTAACAAACGGAGATTTGCCGCCGCCTTCCTTAATAAGATAAGGACGAGCTTTAAGCTGAATATCAGTTACATTTTCATCTCCGAGAATAAGATGTACAAGATTTCCGTCTTCAATAACTTTGAAAATTGTTCTGCCAGAACTTGAGGTAAACTCGTTTGTGGCGAATGAAGAAGCCGATAATCCCGGTCCTGAGTAGCAGTCAACTACGTTATGACATTCTGCGTTTGGAACGACATATCCTTCTGAACCTACAGGAATAAAGTTGATACCAGCACCGAAGAATTCAATCGCGTCAAACTTACCAACGCCGTCGGTGCTTGCGAAGTTCTGAATCCATTCAGTAGACTGAACGGCAAGATAAGCATGTTTTTCGCCGTTCTTTGTACCGTAGACAATCTTGAACTTCAAGCCTGCAAGGTCGCCGTCTGTGGTGACAGAGAGCGCACCTTTATAATCAGGTGTAACAGCGAAGTTGATTGCCGCGCTGAATGGTTTTGTGTTTTCGTATTTGATGTATGCAGTTCCGGCTTTATCCATGAGCATACCGAGAATGTAGTAAACGCCTATATCATCAGAGCCGCCGACATTTGCCATAAAGCGTTTGTCGGTGAACTGAATCTGCTCAAGAGCATGGATAATTCCTTCTATATACTGTCTTGATTTTACAACGCCGTTAAACTCAACAGTCTCGCCTTCGAGGAACGCATTGATTTCTGCAATCGCGTTCTGAATGTCGATAATTGCCTGCTGTGCGCTGAGGTCGCTTTTCTTGAGGTAATCATTAAGAACAGGTGTCGCAACAAAGTCTGCAATATCTGTAAGCTTTGCATACGGTGTCAAATCAGGAATAGATGATTTGAGTGCAAACTTTTCATCAGCTTCGAGCTTTGTGTAATAGCTGTTAAGCTTTATTGTAAGCTCAGAAAGCTGGACATAATCTGCGATAATCGGTTCTATGTATTCTTTAATTTTGTGAACATCGTTTGCAGACGGAGTTGCAGCAATATGCTCGTGAAGTTCACTAAGCATACGCTGATATGCGCCAGCAAGTTCGATTAAATCAGAAGCCCTGACGTTTGAACCGTTTGGGCCGTTCCAGTCAGTAAACGTACTCATCTGTTAGACCTCTTCGTTCTCAGGTACTTCTTCGACAGGCTTTTCTGTCTTAGCCTTTGTCTTCTTTGGTTTGTCTTCTTTGGCTTCTTCTTTTGTAAGGTCGGCCTCAGAAACCATGTTGTTCTTTCCGTTAGGAAGCCGGAGATTCAACGGAACGCCAGAACCAAGAAGCATTTCTGCCTCTTCTTTAGAAACAATGCCAAGCATTGCAAGGTCTACAATCACGCACTGATATTCCTGTGAGCGTCTGAGGTTTCTCATGTTCATATTGTTAAGCGCACATCGTCCGTTCATTTTTCATTCTCCTTATATTTCTGAAAATCATTATAATCAATTTCATCGTACTCGCCTGCATACGGTTTCGGAAAACTATATGTTTCGCTTCGTACAGCACCGCTTTTTAAGCGATTTGGTACGGTGATAGTTTCAGTTCGTTTCTGTTTTTTCAGGAATGTAAGCGCACCCTGAAAATCCTTATTCTCTAAAAAGTTTAAGTATTCTTTGTAGTCCGTGCCTTCCAGCTCGTTCTTAAAATCTTCAAAGTCCTTAACCTTCCAGAGCTTACCCATGCCGAAAACGCCGCTGTTCTGTTTTCCAAGATTCACAGCACTTTCTTCTTTCTTCTCTACTTTAGGCAGAGTTTCTTCTGCCTTTTCTGCAGGAAGCTTACCAGAATCTATAAGTTCCTGATATTTTTTGTACTCATCATCATTAAGTACATATTCCTGTTTTAAGCCGTATGGCTTGCCGCCATAGCTTTCTCTAGTGTCGTAGTATTTCTTCCCAAGAATCTGCTTTGCATAATAATCAGATACTACAACTCTATGTCTTGTTCCTTTTATTTCGGAACTATGGCTTCCAGTATATGAAAACGGAAGCCGCGCACCAGTTCGCTGGTGTCTTATTCTTACTAAATCCCAGAATCTTACACCTACAAGGTGTCTGCCGTCTGCTCTGGTAGAGCCGTCTTCGGCAAGCCGCAAAAGCTGATTTGCAATAACTTCTGCAACTCCGACAAAAAGGCACTGATTGCCTCTCTTGCCGTCTTTCTGGAATGTAACTCTCATAACCTTAGATTCGTAGTTATACTCAATCTTGGTTATGTGGCCGCCTGACGGAGTAGCACTTAAAATGCCGATTCCGCCTTTATCAACCTTATCAAAAGCTGCCTCTGCATAAGCGAGTTGTTCACCGTCATCGTTTGCATGAAAACCGATATAGTCATCATAGCCTTCAATAATGTAAGCTTTTGTTTTACCGCCCATGAAGTCGGTTTGTGTTCTAAGTTTGACGTTACCGCTTAGTCTTCCCTTAGTTACCCAGCCTGTCTCACGTTTTTTGTGCCAGCCCTTGCCGGGGTCATATTCGTAACCGGGAGTAGCCATTCGGCCACGCCCTTTATCTTTTATTTTGGTTACGTCAAACGTCTGGAAATTCGGAAAATTACCAGCGGTAGCAGTCATTAATCACCTTCTTTAATCAAGCTCCCATTAAGGGAGCTGATTGATTAGAATGTTGTAATGTCGAAAATAGGTCTGCGGAGCTTAACAACTGTGTAGCAGAATGGATATTCTGTAAACAGTGCGCCCATTTCGTGCATTGACAACGGCATTTTGTTCTGTGGATGGCGGATGTTGCTTCCAGATGTGAAAGTAGCCATTCTGCCGTCGCGCAGTGATGGAGAACCGTATGTGATTCTCTTTGACAAGTCAATCTTTGCCATAAGGTCATCAGGAATTGTAATGTCTTTGACTGCAGGAGGCTTAGATTTGCCCCAAGTTTCCTGAATGTACTGTTCCATTTCAAAGTTGGCGTTGTCCCAAGCATTGTAAGACATGTCGTTTCTCGGACCGATGATGATAACATCTGTCGGGAGGTTCAAGTCTTCAATAACTTCGTCAATGTTAATCTTTCCAATCTGGAAAGAAAGTGCTGTAACGCCGCGCTGATATGCAATCGGACCCGGCAATTCGTTCTTACGGATTACCTGAACTGTTGCACCTTCTTCGTAGCCAAGCTCAACACGAGTAACAGGGTTCATCCAAACCTGTACTTCTGACTGTGGAACTGTAGCTTTTGTAAGGAAAGCACCGCGCATGATTGCGTCGATGATATGTTCGTTTTCCTGCTGCATTACAAAACCACCAGCCTGCTCTGTTGAGTAGCGGAGGCGTGAAGGCTGGTCGCGGAATGGACGGTCAAGACCGAGACGTACTTCAATACCAGCTGCAAGAGCTGTCGGGTCAATGTACCACGGCAAGAGGTCTGCAAGACCTTCCATAGCACCTACTACAGCATTATCGCCTGCTGTGTAGCCGAGTGCGCCTGTATAGTTGAATAAGTCATACTGTCCGGCATAAGGACCGTACTGTACTGTAATTCCGTTTGGAACCCATGATGTTTCAAAAATAGCAGAGTTGATTGCTACTTCACGGTTTCCTACGATTTCGAGGAATTCACCTTCGTTCCAGTCTGAAATTGTTGTACCAACAGCCAACAAAGTAAGGAATCCCGGCTGATTTTCAAGAATGAGATACATTTCTGAAACATCAGCAGCACCCCACGGAGCAACTTCCTTAGTTTTAATAAGGTAGCGGCCTGCTTTGAAGTTTGAGTTGAATACGTTGATAGGAGCTTTGATACGGAATGGAACGCGCTGTGCGCCTGTGCCACCAATATCAGCTGCAGCAAATGTGTTTGGACAATATCTAAGAGCAACGCCGCCGCCGAGTGTTACATCGTGAACAGTGTTGTCGTTGAACTGTGGTGAGTTACCGCCGCGCCAGTCTGTGCCGTCAAGCCATGCGGCTGAAAGCTGGTGCAATACACCAAACTGACCGTGGATAGCAAAGTTCTTGAACAAGCCTGCTACGTTCATACGCAGACAGTGCATGTCTACAGAGAATTTCTGTTCAAAAGCAGCCTGTTTAGAAGCTGTTTCGAGGTTTTCCATCATATCAACTTCGATACCGTCTGTTACAGTACCGTATGTTGCATGGAATGTACCAATGTCAACTGAACCCGGCTTAATCAAGCCTACGTTTTCTTTGTGAACCTGTGAATTGAGAGAACCACCTGTATTGGTTCCAGAGAGCAACATACGATATTCAAACTTATCGTTGTTATCCCATTCACGTTTGTTGCCACGAATCATGCGAACAATGTCTGACTGGCATGGGAACATACCGTTCAAAAGAAATTCGACGATAAAGCTCTGCTTTGTCAGACCTTCAATAAAGTCTCTACTAATTGGCATAAATCTTATCCTCCGTTATACCGATTATTTAATATTTAAAAGCACTAAGAGCTTTTAAGATGTTTACAGGTCTAATAACACCTTTAGCATGAGGTTCATCTTCATCGCCGTGCTTTTCTTCTTCTTCAATAACAACAGCGTCATCATCGCCGTCGCCGTCCACATCAACAGTTTCAGCACCTTCCGACAAATCTTCTGTCAGGGCTTCATCTGCACCTGATTCTTCCGATTCAAGTGTGTCTTCTGCCTGAATATCAGCTTTGTCTTCTACAAGGTCTTTAAGAGCTTCAATGGCTTCAAGAATGATTTCAGCGTCTTCCCCTGAAATACCGTTTGAACCCATGTATTCGTCTCTTTCTTCGGGTGATTTTTCTGAAAGCTCGTCAATTACTTTCGCAAGTTCTTCATCGCTCATCAGTACCCCCTCGTTGCAGCAGAAAGAATTGCAGCACAAGGCTTAACACCTTTTGACTGAATCCGTTTCATACGAATATCTGATACAACTCTGTTGATTTTCTTGATTCTTTCGTCAGAAGGAACTGTCTCAGGAGGAACTTCTTCCTCTGGTGCGCCTTCTGGTGCGGCAGGTGCTTCGCCCCCTTCTGGTGGCATTGGAGCTTCACCGCCTTCTGGTGGAACAGGTGCTTCGCCCCCTTCTGGTGGCATAGGTTCGCCTTCGGCTGGCATTTCTGGTGCTGCACCTTCTTCTGGTAATGGCATTTCGCCTCCTTCCGGCATTGGTGCTTCCTCACCTGTGTCTGGATTTACGCTTGAATCTGGATTGTCAGCGATTTCTTTATCAACTACATCTTTGATTGCGTCAATTTTGTCAGCCTGTTCTTCAACAGCCTGTTTTACATCGCCGATAATGTCCATGAGGTCGCGACATTCTACTCTAAGGTCATCAAGAATCTGGTCTACTGCTTCATCTGCAGCTGATACGTCAATACCCTGTCTGTCGAGTTCATTAAGAATAGACAGACCTAAACCGCGGTCGTTCTTGAACTTAGAGCCGTATTTGTCAAAAAAACTTTTCTCTTTGGCTTCGCGCTTGTCGTTGTTGTAACTGTCTTCCAACATCGAAAGTCTGCTTGCAAATTCGTCAAGTCCCGGCATATACTTCTCCCTAATATAAAGTTATGATACCACTTCGAGTATCAAAGTTACAATGTACAAAAAATCATACACTTAATATTTCAAGTCTGCAATGGTCCGTTTGATATTCTCGAAAGTATCTTTTTGTGACCTTCCGAGATGTTCCGCGTCTCCACTTTTAGACTTTTTATTTTTAATAAAGTTTTCCATAGCTTTTCTGGCAGCTTCGGTTACAGTCTTATCGCTGCTGTCCTTGCCACCTTTAATAGCATACTCTTTTCCCTCTCCGATAAGAGCTGCCTCTACAGTGCGGCAGGATTCTTCATTCATAAGATTTGTAGGTTCATAATCTCTCAAGAGTTTATTATACAAATGATTGTACAAAGAATATGAGCCTTCTTCGTTCTTACGTTTTTCGTGGTCTGTCTCTTTATCCTTATACATAAGCTTTCCTTAAAAATAGGGGAAATTTTCCCTTAATTTCCGCTAATTTCCCTTATTTTCTTTCTTTTTCTTCTGACGTTTCATTTCGTCAGTTTCACCCCAGTTTTCTTTAAGGTGTTCGACACGTTTCTTGCGAATATCCTTATTCTTGGATATTTGAGCTGTAATAGCAGGAATGTTATACATACCTGTTGGTTCTCTAAAATCGTTGTCAGTCATTATTTTTCTCTATTTTTTCCAAAGATAGCCGCCACCGCTGTTGGTGTATTATACATACCTGTCGGTTCTTTGAATTCAGCATTAACGTCTTCATTAGACACAGCCTCTTCAATATCGTCCTTGATTTTGGCTTTTTCTTCGGGTGTCATTTCTTCTTTAATAGTCTGCTTGATTTCTTTTTGAGTTATGTTTCCGTTGTTGTCTGTATCTAGTTCTTCCATGCCTTTTACTCTTTTCTCTTCATCTTCTAATCTTTTTTTCTGTTTGCTTTGTAGCAGACTGATTAATTCTGACATAAAGCTAGGGTTTTTATTCTCAGATTTGAATTCTGAGTTTTTTACAAATTCACGTATTCTATTAAGGTCTTTAACAGGTCCATAGGAATAATCTAGTAAATAATACATTGCGTCCATAGGAAGACTTCTGAGATATTCTCTTGGGTTTCCATATTTTGTATATTCTTCTTTAACCATAATTTACAACCAGTCTGTAGCAGTCGGCAGATTTACATTTCTGATTCTCTTCCAGCCGCTCTTGTCTTTGTCTAAGAAAGCTTGGAAGGCAAACGCAGCGTCCGCCAGTTCAGACTGTACCCCCATAATATTAGATTCGTTAAGCGCAGAAAACTTCTCCGCCAGTCTTGCGACTAAATATCGATAAACTTCCGGCGCAGGATAAACAAGCCGTGAATCCGGTGTCCAGCCGAGTTCCTTGTATACAGGATTTGTCTCTTCCTGTGCTACACGGATAATGTTGTCAACATCAACCCATTCAGTGCCGTTATATCTTACAAGCCGTCCGTTATCATTTACAACATCGCCAACATCAGGGCTTGCAGGATATGCTTCAAGCACCTTTTCATAGTTATAATCAGTAGCGTATCTGTTGTACCAATAACCCTGAGTAAACTTATAAGCAACGCCGTCTGCGGCCTTATACTCAAAATAGTTCTCAACAAAGATAACTGTATTGCCTGAATTCGGCAGCATATCAATATTAAGAAGTTTTGTATCGAAAGTATTCCAGTCGCGGACAATAACGCCCATTCCGGTTTTATCGTTGTATTTACAGGCCACATATTCAACATTATCGTTTCTACCAGCAAACTCAAAAGGATTGTAATCTGTCCATTCCCATGCCTTATTAAAGAAACCTGAGTGCCATTCACCTGTAATATTGTTTCTGTAAGAACAGAAAATATAAGGAAAATCACAGGAAACGTATCTTAATTCCCATTTGCCTGAATCTGGTTCATACCGCCGCACCAGAAATTCAGTAATGTCTTCGTCTCTGATTCCGGCAGCAATATTCTTATGTCTTAAATACCACCGCTCACATGAAGCTATATCATCACCAGATACGGTTCTGTCAGCGATATTAATTCCCTTATCATTGATAAGAGTGTAAAGCTGATAATCAGCACTTCGTATAACATCATGGCCGTCAGGATAAATCTTCGGGTCACGATTGTGGTGAGTAAAGAATAACTGCGGCGGCTGTGGACAATACTCAAGCCATACCGTTGTGCGCTCTGCAGAAGGACAAAACAGGTCTGTGCCTGAAATTCTGTAAGTTCCGCCAGCACCGTTATCTCCGTCGTCGCTTACTCTGAAATCATACCGAGAACCAATATCGTCAGGTCTTTGAGCTGAATATACTCTTACACTGTTGCGCACAAATTTCGGAAGCTTTGTAAGTTTACTCTTGAGCTGTACAGTTCTTGAATAATATCCAGAATCAATCATACAGATTTGAGAATATATATCCGCCCATACATAATTCAAGAAGTTTATGCAGTCTGAGAAGGTATAACTGTTAAGTGCTTTGGTCTGTGCCAAACGCATTGCGTCCTCAAGAGCGTCGCTCGCAAAAGGACAAATATCAACCTGTAACATTAATTATCCTTATTATCGTCCTGTCCGTAACCCTGACCGTAATGTTCTATCCAAACTATCTACTTGGTCTTTGCTCATTCTGACATTCATTCTGGTCAAAGCAGCTATAAAGTCATTAAACATATCTAACCCTTCTTCTGTACTGATTTCGCCTCTATTTACCTTTTGTTTTATTTCACCTACACCCTTTCTGATAATAGGGTCCATAAACTCATAAGTATAAATATCTTCTACCGGAAGCGCAGCATAACCAAGAACATAATTTGCAAAAACCATTGCCTGTATTGTATTCGTTTTTGCAAGGTCTGCAATAATAGGACCAAGTTTTAAGCCAAACTTTGCATTAAACCGAGCGTTGAAATCTTTTGTGTTTTTCATAATAGCCTGATTGATAGCAGATACATGAGATATTTGTGCCATAGCACGCTTTGCTTCTGCCTCATTCATGCGAATATTATATTTCTCGTCCATTGTTTTCTTGAAGTAATCATAAGGTAATTTGGTTATATCATGCTGTAACTGAACATCCAAACCTCTCTGCATTTCATCAAGACGCTCATTGGCTCTCATCTGACGCATTTCCTGAGTTTCAATCTTTGGTCTTTCATAACCTGTAGTTTCAAAACCACCGACACCCTGACCGGCAGACGGATTGAAAGAAATACCCAAGTGCATTTTTTCGACAGGTTCATTGTTATAAGCGTCTGCCTGTCTTGAAAGACTTAAAGTTTCATTAAAATCTTTATTATTGAGATTACCATATCTACCTTGTTTTGCGATGTTCTGGTTTTGCGTTTCATTAAGCTTTTCTCCATTAAGCCCTAAAACATCTTTGTAAAACTGTTCATAATCAGAAATAGCCTGATTTCCTGCTTCACGAACATCTTTATTAAAACCTTCTTGCTCAGTCTTAATCTGTGGTACATTTTCATAAATAATAGGGTCTGGTGTATCAAGAGATGTTTTTGTTACTACGTCTGGATTAGAAACAGGAGACTGACCTTGTTTATTGTTTGTACCAGTCGGTTTTTCCTGAGATGTTGTATCCACGCTAACAACTTTCATAGCACCGCGTACAGACATTATTTACCTCCAAAATGAGAAGCAGCATTTCTTGCTCTCTGCTCTCTTCCTATCCAGTCATAAACTTTACCTGAAACATCTGCACCTTTTGCAGCTTCCAGCATTTTTCCTGTTCGAGCAGCACCAGAAACTTTATCAATAAAATCAGCTAAAGTTTTTGTTGAACCTTCTATCCAATTTGCCTTATTTTCGTTTTTTGCTTTTTTAGCAGTTATATATGCCTGCATAACTCTTTTCGCAGCGGTCCTTCCCCAGTGTTCTTCTTGCCCGGGAGCCATATATGTTAAAACACCGCTTTCACCCTCTGCGAGAGCGTCTGCTGTATTTCTAATATTCTGAGCTACTACCGCTCCAATATTTCGAGAAACAGCTGATACTGCGTCTGCTATTATAGCCCACGGACCGCCGATAAGTGTTCTTGCAAGACTTGTTGGTGATACCTTAGTAGCGTCTTCGCCTGTAGCATTCTCTGCAACCTGCGTCATCATAGTTGTAAAAGTCTTACAATCTTGAGCTGACGGCTTTGTACCTGTCAGTTGAGACATTACTTCTTTTATTAAATCTTCATCTCCATTAAGTCCTTTTGCTATTTTTGCTGCGTCTTTTGTAGCCATGAGGAGTTTTACTCCGCCTAACAATGTGCCCGGGTCAATCATATTTTTTCCTCCTTTTAGTCTTTATATCCAGAAAGCATACGAATCAATTCTTCGGTATATCCTGCGTCTATAAGCCATCTGTATAACTCACTTGACTTGTTCTGCTGTGCTACACTGAAAAAATCTTTGCGGTAGTTATAGTTTTGCTCAAGCTTAGGCATAAGCATACGACAAAAATTATTAAGATGTTCATCTCCGCTTATATCAGCCCCAAAGTCTGTTGTAATCGCTTTTCTCTTTGTAAGAACTTTGTTAAGACTTGTAGCTGCTGTGCTTCCATCTTCAATGTTTTGCTGAACAAGCTCTTTAGCCGCTTCACTTTCATAATTGGCAGTATTCCTTATGGGTCTGGATTTATTCCACATTTCAAGAGTGCCTGTAACTTGCTGTGCGGCTTTTATTGCTTCATCAGAAACGCCTGCTACCCCTTGCTTTTTCTTTGGATATACAAGTCCGTATGGTACATATTTCCATTTTGTACAACCCTGTTTCAACGCATTATGAATAATCGAAGCATACTGGTCAAAAGAAATAAATTCTTTATTTTTTTCAAACACACCTGTAGATTTTACATTCGGTAGATACTTTGTAGTCGGTGTTTCTTTTTTTTCATTAGGAGTTTCTGCATATCTTGATATAGCACTAATAAGTCCTGTATATGCACTCGGAGTTGTTGAATCGAATTCAATATCAGTATAGCCACCTGTTGCATACCAATATGCATTACTTTCTGTGTCAAACGGTGTATTACCAGAAGCAACGCTTTGTCTGTCTATATCATATTGTTCTGCTGCTTTTTCCGCCGCTGGTCTGACTGCTGGTGGAATAAAATCCAACATTTTGTCGTTTAATTTACCCATTTATAAACACCTCTTTTAATTCTCTGAGCTGTCTTGCAAGGTCTCCGATTGCTCCTGCGTTCATCATAGCAAGCCGACCTGTATCAACAGTCTTTACACCTTCTGGTGTTTCAACAATACAGGCTGGATTTACTTTTTCAATATCCTGTGCCATAGGCCCGATATGTTCCTGATTCGGGTCGATTGAAGAATCTATTTTTTTGGCCTCTGGAATGTATGTATAAAGATAGTTCTTTATATGGTCTGCATATCCGTTAAGTACAGAACCGTCTTCGTCATCCTTCCAGTCATCATCGTTAAACCAGTCATATTCCCTATCATTGAATTTAAATTTACCACCCTGCTGCTTAGCAAGCCATTCAAAATCATCAGGGTGCATACCGAGACCCATATCAAGACATTCAATAATAAACTTACATCTTTCATCTGATATAAGTTTTTCAATATCATCATACGGTATCACTTCTTCTCCGCCCTTCATTTTTACAATTTCAGGACCTTCTTCACCAACAATAGCATATCCCGGTTTTGCATTTTTAGTACCACATGCGTAAGTTTGAACTTGAGTTTTCATACCTTTAAGCTGGTCTTGTGTCATACTGTTGTTTTGTTCTGGTGTATCAAGCTTTCTTTCTGATTCTGCCTGTTTCTGCTTTTCCCAATATTCTGGACGAAGTTCTCTTACAGCAGTCTGCATTACTCCTAATTGAGCGTTTGTTCCAAAACCTTTGCCTTTACCGTCTGCAGGAATACCTGTATATTTACTTGCTTCCTCTTCTGTTAATGGCTGTGGAGAACCCCAAGACTGCCATAAAGATTTCTGAGCGTCATTTAGTTTGTCAAAATGATTCTGAGGGCTTGTAGGGTCATTTCCATAAGTAACATAGTTAAGAATCTGGTGAACTTCTGCTTCTGTAAGCTGTGGTTCTGGCTGAGTTTCTTCTGTTGGTGTTTCTGGTGTTTCTTCTACAGGTGTTTCTTCTTTTGGTTTTGGTTTTCCTTTTTCTGTAGTAACACTCACACCGCCACCTTCACCCAAAGATAAGCGTCTGCTTTCTGCTCTATCTGCAGCGAGTTTCTGTGCCCGAGTGTTAAGCTGCTGTGCTTCTCCAAGATATGCAGTAGACTGACCCTGTGCATTAAGCTGTTTCTGACGAGGTGTTTCTGCTCTAAGACGAGCTTCCATAGCTTTCTGGTCTTGTGCATTAATATCCATAGGATTATTCATTCTCACAAGACCAACTTGATTATTTCCTGTAGCTGAGTTTGCAGTAACATTCGCCGCTATCTGCTGTGCATTTGTAGCAGAAGCATATTTTGAAGCTTCGCTGTAAGGATTACGGTTTGCAATCTGCTGCCAGCCCTGAGCTTCCATGCCATGAGTTGCAGCTACATTAGTTGCTTCGTCTGCAAGATTTCTCATCATATCACGGCGGTCATAAAGAACATTGTTTGGATTCCTGTTTTTGAAAAGGTCTCCGAAGAATTCAGGAGAGAAGTTCCAGCGTTTTTTCTCCTTTGGTTTATCTTCCTCATCATCATCTTCTTTTTTCTTGCCCTGAAATGGAATCGCACCATTCTTATGAATATCATTACCATAATATTGTGTGTACCAATTACTAGACGTCTGACCCTGATTCTGAGTATTAGATTGTGATTGCTGTTGAGTTGTATTCTGTGTATTCGATTGAGTATTTGCATTACCTGTAGACTGATTTGAAGCTGGTGCATTTTCTACAGGATTACTTAAATCAACGTCCTGTGTTTTTTTCATATCAGCGTCATTTATTGTAGATGGGTATCCTTTATCACTCAAGTTTCTGGTGTCAGGCTTTTTCATGTTTGCGTCATACAAAGTCGATGGATAACCTTTTTCACTCAGATTTCTTGTATCTGGTTTTTTCATATCAGCGTCGTATAATGTAGAAGGATAACCCTTGTCACTCAAATTTCTGGTATCAGAAGGTTTCTTTGGTCTGTTTGTAGATACAGTTTTTGTTATAACATCCATTGATAAATCTGGATTATCACGCTGAATAGAATTTGCAATCTGCTCATCAGACAAATCATCTCTGTCTTTCCATTTCTCATTGAGAGCTTTGAGTATTCTTTCTCTATCCTGTGCCATTTTATATTCTTGTGTAGTAGCCGCTGTATTCTGACCACTTGCAAGACTTCTTCTGTATTCCTGTGAATCCGGCATGTAATAATCCTTTATTTTACAATATTACAGAATTGCGAATTTGTAAATATTACAATTACAATTCTTTCAAATGTTTTATCTCAAGCTGCTGTGTAAGCTGCTCGGTCCGTCTTTCTGTAATTACCTTACGCTCGCAGTATATGCTTGAAATCGCAATATACTGGTCAGACCAGATGTGAAGCCGCTCTCTGTTTCCAGCTCCATTTTTACTCTGGTATCTGAAAGAGTAATATCCGTATGCTTCATGCCGTGTGAACAGTTCCTTAGTTAAGAAAACATGTGTCGGTCGCGACATTGTTTTTCCGCCCGGTGTCATTGTCTCGGCAGTAATGTTCACCACAGCATAATTATCAACGCCATAAATCAAATCCATTTCTACAGGCCAGCAGAATGTAATTTCCCATTCAAAAATATTGTCTGTATTCTCAGAATCTCCGAGCGCACTTGTTACAAGCAGGAACGGATTGTGTGTCCAGCCGTCAACGCCATCTACATCGCGGAGAATATTGCTGTAATTCTCTTTGTATTCGCGCTTTGTAACATATTTTTCACGGTCCATCTTTTTCCACTTGCCGAGATTGTCTTTAAGGGTCTCAAGCATGTACTCTACGAATACGCTTCGGTTAATAATTACACGGTTCGGACCTTGATATGCAAATCCTGACGGCAATGATACAGCCTTATACCATGAACGGTCGTTGAAAATCGTTGTAATTGGCGGCGGAACTTCGCCAGATACGCGCGACTGAGACAAAACTGGTACAATTACGTTATCAGTTTCAGTGTCTTTGTCTTCAACTTCCGCATTAAGGCGTTTATAAGTCATAAGGCAGGGCATTACTACTTCCTGATTGACAAAATCCCAATAGCCGCGCTGTACATCGCGGAATCTTTCGAGCATATCCATTTTTGACAGTGAATTTCCGTTGAAAACGTAATAACACCGCGTAGCTTTACTGTAAAAATAAGCTGTTGTCGGTGTCGCGCCGATGAATTTCAAGCCCAAAGACGGTACAAGGTCTTTTGTAACGATTGCACCGTACTGGTCTGTCTCGAGAGAGCAGATATATTCTTCTGTCTGTCTATAAGCCTGCTTTCCGATAGTAAAATCCATTGAAACCGGTGCTTTATAAGCATTATTTGCGTTCTGCAGTGTAGTTGTAAGCGATGTTATACCGTCAAATACACGTAAAGGCATAGCCGCAAGTGTCTTTACAGCAGCAGGAAGCGTAGTTACCGGTTCGGTGAAAATCGGAATTGACCATCTTACACCGTCTTTGTCTTCACCGATTGTGCCGCCTTCCATTCCTTTTTCTTTAGTAGCTACAGTTACTATTGTATGCAGACGGTCGATTGTTTCTACGGCCTGAACAGGCTCAGAAGCAAAACTTCCGAGAAGTTCATTCGGTGAGAAAATATTACTGCGCTTAAACCTGTCGTTTACTTGGAAACTGTAAAGGAATGTCTGCAGATTCTTGCCCATTCCGGAATTACCTATCCACTCTACAACGCGGAAAGAAATTCCGTCAAAAGCATGATACAGTTTTTCATCAAGAATACTATTCAAGCCTGTACAGTTGAAAGCCAGAGTTGACGGTGTGATTGCCCACGGACGCATATATGCCTTAGAAAGACCGCGTTTTACTTCAATTGCCGTATATGTACTTGCAATGCCGCAGAATGTATCATGGACACGCATATTTGACGGCTTGCCTGTGATAAGCTTTGTGTCTTTACAGGTAATCCACTGCTGAGTACCGTAAGTACAGCACTGAGAAAGCTGCCAGCGTTTATCAATAACATAGTCATGCTGCATAGATGGTGCGAAAGCAGGGTAATCCATGCCGATATTTTCATTCTTAAAAGGCTGCCCCGGAAGCAATCTCTCTACACCTTCAATTACAGCCATATCAGCAGGTAAAGCACGTTTTGTTACCTGTCCATAACATGAAGCTGTATAATAAGGTACTGAACCTTCCGCGTTTGTATATACTGTTGGTGCTGCGTCATATCTTGTTACAAATCCTACAGAACCAATAGGATTAATATACGGTACTGCAGGGAATGTTCCTTGTTTTTCTGTACACAATGTAAGTTCCCAGCGACTTTCTTTTGTTGCCGCAAAAACTCTTTCATCTGCAAATGTCAGTCCACCGTCAGGAACACCGAAACATGGGTACATAAAGGTTTCGTTCTTTTCACCATAACGGTGTTTGCCTTCGTTATCCAAAGAGTGTCTCGAAACAGAAGCAACTCTCTCGCAAGTAACACCTCTTTGAGCAAAAACATCAAGAAATTTATTTACATATTCTATAAGCGTCCTTATTGTATCTACTGCGGATTCTGCAGCTTGAGCGAGGGTCAGAAGTGACATTGCAGTAGCATTACCTTCGAGGTTTCCGCCTGAACCCATTGCAGTTTCCCATCTTTTATTATTTGCCTCTGCCAGTTCTTTAAGTTGTTTTGCTACAAATTCTGCGGCTTTTACAGTTATCCATTGTGTTATTGTTGTAAGCTCTTTTAAGAATACACACATCTGGTCTGACATGCCTTCAATCTGGCAGCTTGTTGCAGACTGAGCTACACAGTCAGCTACAAACTGGTGTTCTACAAATCCGGGGCCTGCATGAACCATCTGCTTGTCACTGGTAGAGTAGAACATATCAAGAGATTTAATTGCTACAACCTTACTGTTAAGACCAATATCATGCGACTGTGAATAAACAGCAGATACAGAAAATTCCTGTAAATTCTCAAGAGAGTTCTGTAAATATTTTTTACCAATATCAGATACAGAAGTCTGTTTTGTTGTTGCATTTACAGAAAGGTCATTTACAAGCTGAGGAATATTTGAAGCAAATGCAATAAAAAAGAACATTACCATACTTCGAGACATATCACTGTTTATTGCACCGACCTGTTCTACAATTTGCTTATCAAAAGTAAATTCATCAGAAAGTACAGGAGAAGCTGTATGTTCTTTATTTTTTGCAACCATTGTGAAATTGATTCCGGCAGTATTTTCCGGCTCCATTTCATACTTTTGAGGCATACTTTCAGTGCTGTTGTAATGAACGTAGGCATACTGACCTACAGTTTGCTGTAAATAAACCAATGTTGTATGTCTTGGCGCAAGTACAAATATAAGCGGAGTTCCACCAATAGCAAATAATGCTGTAATAAGACCAGAAGCTATACCTTCTGCTCCCAGCAAACCTCCCGGTGCATAAGCCTGTATTCCGGGGTCTCCCAAAACTTCATACTTAAAAGACGGTGATTCATAACAAGCGTCATATTTATTGGTAATAGGCAGTAATTCCGCATAAAAAGCCGTACCGTTAAATTTAAGATGGCTTATGATAGCAGAAAGTTCTATTCTTCCGTTATTCGGATTCTGGTACAAATACCACTGTCTTTCAGGAGTACCGATACAAACTTTTTTATCACCATTTCCAAGAGGATTAAGAGTATTTATTTCACTTACATTATTTATTTTGAACCTTGCGTCAGCGTCAATAGCAGAGTTTGGAGTTTTCAAGTCCTCAAGAGGCAGTAAAGTTCCGTCAAAACCTGTAGTTACATTGAAAAACTCATAAGGTATTTCACCGCCTGTAAGGTCGCCGTTAAGTCCTACATAACCGTAACCCTGCAAACATATTTCAACCTGTAAAGTATCAAGATTTATTACCGTACTCCACTGCTCAAAGTTGTTGTTCATATGACAGCCGATAATAAGTTTTCTGCCTATCATTGTATTTGAGAATTCTGCCTGATTGATTATCTGCGGCGCATTAAGCTCGCAGTAAGTATTAAAATAAGCAGTAGAAGCAGAATGAGTTGTATCGTTAAGCTGTGTTCTTATCGCGCGTTTTCTTACCTGAAAATAAACAGTGCCGATTAATGCCATGCTCTGCCGCACGTCAAAAATATCAACAGAGATTGTTGTATCATTTACAGGCTGTAACAAGACAAAAACTGCAGAATCAGCAGTGTTATAAGTGTTCGCGCAGAAATAAACCATTGCTGGTTCGTGGAGAATACCATGCCTGTCAATACGGTAGATGTCTTCCCATTGGTCGCCATCCCAGTCATCAAGCTCATTTTTCTTTCTTCTGAGAATAAAATTGTATCTGTCAAGCGCAAGAATATGAGTATCGTCTACCCACCAAAAGTTTTCAACCTCAACAGTGCTGTTCCACTGCTGTTTTATAAGCTGAAACTCCTTAGAACCGTCAATTCTGCCTATATGTTTGGGTTTCAGAGGATTTCTTATGTCTGTAGAGGTAACATCTACAAATCCGTCTTTATAGTCAAAATTGTATACACACCAGCCAGCGGCCCAGCCATTTTTCTCAAAACGAATGGAATTCGGTAGGAATTTGCCCTGATATTTCTGCCAGTTATGCTGCCAAGTATTACCCTGTACAGGAACGAGCATGTCGCTTGTCTGAACATCAAGACCTGCTGAGAGATTAATTTCTGCCTTAGTGCCGTTTTCCATTAGATTGTTACCTCACCAGTTCTAATTGATTCAACGAAAGCCGCCGCAAAGAATTCATGCACTGAAACAGGAACTTTGATTCCGAGCGCACCGAATTTAATCAATGTGGCCGCAAGCATTAAAGTAACACTGTGCCAGTCGATATAATACGGCACTTCTTCAAAAGTCATTTCGCCTTTTACGATAAGCAGAACACATCTTGCCACGCAGAGTTTTGTATAATCTACAGGCTCCTGACGTGATTTTTCTTCATCGCTCAATGGGTCGTTTATATGCACAGGCTTCAAGTTGATGTAAGCAGTATCGATAAGCTTCTTGATTGAATCCCAGTCCATATTGCTATCATTTGTTTTATATCCTGAGTTATACTCGATATAAAGCTTGAGAGAATCCGTAATGAAATCAGACAGGGCTGAAAGCTGTGCCTGAAATATGCTGTCTCTTGTCTGGTCAAGAGCAAAGACCGCCGCAGCAGATTTCATGTTTTCCATGTCAAAGCTTGCGTTCTGGATTCCTGCAAGCTCATACATAGCAGATTTGTACTCTGTGATTGTGGCCGGAAGCTGAGGGTCAAGCGGTGTCGGATTGATAACGGTCATCAAAGTATCGAGAGGACGCTTTGAATCAACGTACAGACATTCTCCTGCGCCGTTTGTGATTGCCTTTACAGCAAGCTCAACATCTGAATTGAATACAGGTGTCGCGCCCTTGTATGCTCTGATAAGCTGCTGCTGTTTTGCGTTAATCTTATTGATTTCCCTCTGCAGCGGATAAAGCAGGTCAAAAAGGGAAGTTGTTGTAGAAACCTTAAAACCTGTGTCCCAACGCATTACAGCAACCAGAACATGAGAGAACGGATAAGGATATTCAGGAAGGAACTGACCGTCAATCGAAACGATACATTTGCGTTTCTTGCAGTCAAAGAACATACATAAATCCACGCTCGGCTTACTCTTTGCGTGTTCGAGAAGTTCCTGCTTTTTCTCCAAGTCCTTAATATGTTTTGTGTATTTGAATACTTCTGTAGAAGGGAAAGCATAATCTCTGTAAAGAAGCTGCTTAATCTTACCGTTATTGAGCTGGCTTTCAAAGATACCTACCTCGTAGTCGTTTGCCTTAAAAAGCTCGCCTGTAAATGGGTCTATAATCGCATAAGAGAAACCGAGGACCGACGCGTCATGGAAGGCCTCCATGCTCTTTCTAAAGAACTTGTCCTTATTGATGTACATGCGGAGGATTCTTTCAACTTCATCTTTGTAAATGATGTATTCATAATTCTGGTCTTCCGAAAGCAGATACGGCACAAACTGAACTGAACCCAAACGAGAAGTAACTTGGTCGATTATCTGCTTGAGGTAGTTTGAAGACATACCTGTGCCTGTATCGGCTCTCTCTTGGTCAGTCCATGTAAAAGGCGGCGCGTTATAAGCTACAGAAGAGCTGTCTCTGAATTTCAGAGATTTGAACATCTTGTTATAAAGCGCACATATTTTAAGGAATTCGCGCGAGTATTTGTTCTCGATAACGCTGTTAAGACGGTAAAAAACATCAGACATTCCCTCTGGAATCTTCCATTCGTCTACAGCTTCTCCGGGGTAGAGAGTAGGTCGCATTACCTGCTGGATTCTGTCATATACATAATTTACTACACCGCCGTTTACGGTCATTTTTTATCTCCTCGTACTGTTTGCCCTGATAAAAGCATTTACAGCAGCAACATCATCAAGATGATTGAAAATATCATCGTCCGCACTAAACTGGCTTTCTTCGCCTGTTACGGCTTTCATACGCATTTTATGCCCGGCAGGGCTTTCAATTTCAATCTCAATATTCTGGTGGAGGTCTTTTGCGGCCTTTTTAATAAGATATTCAAAAAACTCCACTGACCAGACCTGTTTTGAGAGAATTCTCAAAGCTTTCCGTCTTTTTGCCTGTTCATAATGAATCGCAATTATCTGTCTTAAAAGTCCGGGTTCTTTGTTTATTTCATGCTTCAAGATTATCTCCTTATCTGTTTCCAAGAACATTCCAGAGCGCATAGCGCATAGCCACAATCAAATCTGGATGATAAGCACGGTCGTCGATTTCTGAATAAACCTCTCCATTCGGGCCGCGGAGCATAATCGTACTGACACATTCATGCTCTGCGTCTCCGCCTTCCTGCAGCAAAAGCCGTCCTGTTCTGAAAAGCTCGTTTGTCTTATCCCACATCATCTTCTTTTCAGTCTTATGGGCATTTTCAATCTGTATTGAAAGTTTCTCGTATTTCTCGCCGAAATCCTCAAGATTTACATTTACAGCAAGCTCGTCTGTAAGGTGCTGGTCGTTATCGTCTGCAGACCAGAGAATATTTTTATTAAGCTGTTTCAAAGAGGCTGCGTCATATGTTGATTCCGGGGCTGTCATAAGGACGTTAAGAGCAAGAATCCAGCACTCTTTTACCTTCTCTTTCAAATACTCAAGCTGAGTGATTGACTTGTCCTTAATATCAAGACGGTTAAACTTTGTCTCAAACAGCTCGTAGCCTCTTCCCTCGTCGTCTGACCAAGCCAGTGCGAAAAGACAGTCGTTGTCTGATACACCGTAGTCTACGCCGATAAATACTCTTGATATTTTCCAAGCAGGGAAAGCTTCTTTTTTGTTGAATGTCTTGTAGTCAGGATAAAGTACAAGCTCGTCATCGTAAGCCCATTCACCGAGATATTCGCGGCGGACGGCAGGCATATCCCATGTAAGACCTTTTTTGGCAATCTCGGTATTGACGAATTCTTCCCTTGCCTCGACAGATACAGGATGAGGATTATCCTTCCAAGTCCAGTGAAAATGCGGTACATCCCAGTTTTTCCATGCCATTTCGCCGTATGTTCCGCGTATCTGCGGCGGTGTTCCGGCACAAATGAACTTATAGTCATCGGCATAGTCCATCTGCATAGGCTGCAATACTTCATCCTGCAAATACTGCAGAAGCTCTGATTTAAGGTGGAAGAACTCGTCGATGATAATAACTTTCGCGCCTTTACCACGAATCTGGTCAGGGTCTTTGGTGTTTGAAAGTCCGCGGACCAGAAGCTTTGAATGATTGTCCATTTTCCGCCAGTTGAAACGGTTGCCCTTTTTATCCTGCAGATGGCACGAATCGATAATCTTGTTCATCGCGTCATCTACGATACCTTCGGTAAGGTCCATTGTCTCACCGATATAAATACAGGTGGTGTTCGGCTTTCTTAAACACTCGATAAGCGCACCTGCAACAAGCATGTGAGATTTACCAGCACGGCGGCTGCAGCAGACAAGAACCGTACCGTTTCCGGCATTAAGTACGTTAAGCTGCTTGTCAAACAGCGTATGGATAATCATGTAGATGTTATAGGCATTGTCGTAAGAGAGACTTTCTATGCGTGTCTCGCCCGGTCTTCCGTCTACGCGGTCGATAAGATATATAAGTGCTTTGGTATCGCGGTGCATTACAGCGTTCATGTAAAGAGTGCGGAGAAGGTGGTTTCTCTTCTTTCCGTCGTTTCCTGTAATGCTCATCGCGTAATCAGTTACAAAATCAAGCTCTTTTTTTGCCTGCTCAAGCCTAAGCTCAAGAGCTTTCGTCTGGTTCTTTGTAAGATTTA